CAGGATATTCTCTCTGAAGTTGCTCGGCAAGTTTATTCTTGTCTACCATTTGCCCACCAATTTCTAAACGATATATTTTTCCTTCCCAAACAACATCAGCGATAAAAGATTCGCTTGTAGTTTCTTGTTGGGGAGAATTCATATAGAGATTTCCATTGAAATCTCCAGCAATATTGATGCTTTCTGATAGAAACTGTTTAAAACTTTTCATTGGTTTCACCACTTGACTTTATTTGCCCAGTAGGCAGCGGACATTTTACCTTTGGCAATATTCTTTGCGTGTCTAGTTTGAAATCTCTTACGACGACTTGCATATTCTTTTGATTCTCCCTCTTTCTTTGGAGAACCTTTCACACCCCTTTGCCCAAAACGGATGAGTTTTTCTTTCCCACCCTCACAAGCTTTTACGACGTGAGACTTACCCGTAAGAGAATCTCCTACGGGGTCAGACTTTGGGGAGTTACATTTCATTTTAGACTTATCAAGTGCCTCTTGCATAAACTCACCAAAGGTTTTTAGGTTCGTTGAATTTGCAAGTGGTAATTGAATTCCAGTAAGTTTTTTTCTGGCAATATCTGCACCCTGTTGTCCAGATGCTGCTCTTTTTAAAATTTTATCTTGTCTGGATGCGTTTCTTGCGTCTGCGGAAGTGTGTCCAATTTCAAAACTAATGTTTTCATCTATAGAACTTTGAACATTATGCTCTCCACTATCAAGATAATCTGCCGCAGCATCAATATAATCTGCCGCTTTGGTAATTTTTGACTGCACCCAAGCCTCAATATTACCTTCTCCCTTTAATTTTCCACGAAGTTTTTTTGCCGCAGAAATAATCGTAGAAAGTTCAGACCTAGCCATTGAATATTCGTGATCTGGTTCTTTAGATTCATTTGCAGGATGTACCTGTGCAATATCATATTTCATTTGATTTGTAGTCAACATTTGCGGAGTTGAATACAATGCCCAAAACTTTGGTCCATATTTGCATTCTGATTGAGTTTCGTCTTTTTTGCATTTGGGGCAGTATCTAATCATTGTTTGTTCCTCTTTTACTGGTACACAATTTGGGACTATTTTTTTACCTTTCTTCTTCATACCTTCTTGCTTATATCCATCCCAACAATCTTCTGATTTTGTGCCCCAATTAGCAGCACCAACTTTACGACACTTAACCAGTGCTCCTGATGCATATGCACTGGGCCAAACATCATACCTGGACTTTACTTTACTGTAGCAAGCATCCTTTTTACCACTACCTTTTCCTTTAATATCTTTTTCTTCGTTCATTTTCTTTTCTGGTTTATCGGTAGAAACATAAGTTGGTTTTTCTGCACCAGACTTTGATTGTTGTTCTGGATCTGCTGCTTTTTTTCTTCTTGATGCAGAGCGTCTTTCGGAAGGAGTCATGCTTGCTCTTTTTGCGGAAGAAACACATTTTGGAGTTCCTTCTCCCGGTTCATCACTTGCACAAGTTCCTCCAGTTACGACATTTACCCATCCAGGTTTTCCATCTTTTGAACTGGACTTATTGAACCATTTATGAAGATTTCCTTCTTTTACATCTTTAAATTTTTTATGATGCTTCTTAGCCTCTGCTTCCATTTTTTTCAAACGAGTATAATAATCTGGAATTTCGTCTAAGTGTTGTAGAGCAATCTCAACGGCAAGTTTTTGATTATTTGTATGCTCGTGCTCAATTGGAGCACCCATATCAAGTTGTTTTTGAATAAAAGAAACTTTAAGACGATGCTTTTTAGCAATCTCTTCCACGGTCTTATATGGTTTTAATTGCTCGTTCATTTATTACAACTTATTAGTCTTTATTATTTAGAAAACCTTGCTTCAGTAATTTTGACAATTCGGAAGTAGACCCAACAAATACGGCATTATTTGTTACGTTATTTGAAACTTTAGTATTATCTTCTTGAACATCTTTGAGTTTTTTCTGCAAATCTATAAGTTTATCGGTCGTATCCGCAACACTCTTAATAAGTTGCCCAGCCACTTCATATGCTCTTGGACTACCCCCCTCACCGGCAAGTTCCATAATTCCATTAATTGCTTCCTGACCTTTTTCAATTAATGAATATAAATTTGCTCTAGTATATTCATAATCTTTTTTTATGTCATCCGTTTGCGCCGGAATAATATCAATTGATGTAGTTGATTTTTCCACTTCAACAATACTACTTTCAATATTTAATGCTTTGTCCAAATCGTCATAATTATTTTTCATAACTTATTAAATATCTTTTTGTTGAGTTGGACTATAAGTTTTACCATCAAAGAACATTTCTAAAGATTCATTAAATCCAAAATTGTCATCTGGAGTGGCATCAATAGGATCCGGAGTGAGGGTATACCGCATTTCACGTTTAGCAACAGTTGTATCGGTTCCTGTATAATAATCTACCTGTACTTTTCTGATAAGACCATCCGTGCTGTCTGCAATTGGTCCGAATAGATAAATTTTTGCTGTGAAATTTAAGGTATATATTAGAGTTCTTCTAGTTGAATAGTCACCTTCATAATCGTCGGTAAAAGATACACTATCTAATACTATAGGAATATCTCTTTTTTCTCCAATAGAATCAACTAAATCTACAGTTAAATTGAATGATGGTTGAAAACTTGGAAGAATTTGCTCCACTATCTGCAGTGCATCATCCTGAAGTTTAGTCATAATATTTAATTGAAATCCAATATTATACGGAACAGGCATATAAACTTTTTTTACGGTATTACCATCTCCACAAGTTTTAAATGATTGGGTTATATTTGCTTTTCTTGTAGAATCATACTGAATAGAAGTCATTTCAAATGACATTCTAGGAAGAGTAATTTGAATTGCTTTGTTTAATTCAGGTTGCTGCTCAATCCTAGCAAGAAACTTTTGCATAGGACCATACGCAAGAGGAACCTTCATCTGACTGATTCCTACATCAGAAGAATTTTTATGCTCTATATAAATGTTATTAAAAAGAGTTCCGAACGCAGTAACAGTCTTTCTAATAATTTGGTGGTAAAAATAGGTTCCTAACGTTTTTCTATACCCGTTTATTCAATCATTACCGTATTATGTATTTATAGTATCAATAAGAACCAAATGGATTAGATTCGGAAAAATCTAAAATAGATGTCGCTTCAGTCTGAATCTGCAAATTATCACCATACTTATCATAAGGATTCCAATTATCATAAGTATTTACGGAATATCTAGCACTAGAAATTGATCCTGCAATTGTTTCTCCTGGGAAAAATCCTCTAGACGCTACATTATCTACAAAAGAAACTTTAAGTGTCTTCGTATCAAAATCCCAAGATTTAACCCTAGCTGTTGTTCCAGACCTAGATCCTGTTACAATCTCATTAAATATGTAAGTCCCAATTCCAGTTAAAATCGGAGGTGCATTGATACTTACTGACGGAGCAACTACATAACCCTTTCCTGGATTTGTAATTTTAATAGAAGACACACTCTGAGCAGTACCAACAACTGATGATATTGCCGTTGCAGTTTCCCCAACACCAATTCCAGTAATAGTTACATAAGGTGCTGTTGAATATCCTACACCATTATCGTAAAGATTTACAGAAATAACACCAGATTGAGAAGTTTCAATTGAGCAGGTTGCGGCAGCACCAATTCCATTTCCAAGAATAGAAATATTTGGAGCAACAGTATAACCAGAACCAGCATTTATTAAAACTATTTCTTTTATAGCATAAAAACCAGATTTTACTTCAGTAATTGCTTCTGCAATTGCATTTGTGCCTCCAAAAGGAGCAGAAGATATACTTACAACAGGTGGAGATGTATATCCATATCCATCATTATTAAGGATAATTTTTTTAATATATCCAGTTCCAATTGTTGTGGTTGCTGCAGCAGTTCTTCCAATACCTATTAAACTTAATGTTGTTATGTAACCCTCTTCCTGAACTTGAGTATCAATTTCATCAATTGTAGTATCAATAACTTCATCCTCATATTCAAATAATTCACATTTCAGTTCATAAACATATAATTTACCTAATTGATAAAATGGTTGCTCGTGCTCTACAAACTTAACCTCAAATAACCTTTGCCCCAAAGGAAAATATACTAAATCTCCTTCTTTAGGTCTTAATGATAAGGCAATTTCTTCTTCATCTTCCGAATTTAAGAAAGGAGAAATAAAATCTTCATACCTCTCTTTGGAAATAATTAAACTTAAGTCATCTTTTAGACTCATTCCAAATTTTGTAAGAATATCTCCCTGGCCACTATAACCTTCATAATTACTTACATATGCTTCCAATGCAAAATTATCATCAAATTTTGAAGAAGAAATTTCTCTAAGTATTGTTTCTCTTCTTACAAATTTTCTAGGAATATAAATTACTTCTACACCATAAATTCTTAATTGCTCATTAATTAATTCCTGAACAAGTCTTTGTTCGTTTGGTGAACCTTGAAGAAAAAAGGGATTTAGTGCCATTACTATCCAATAAAGTCGTAAGGTGGTAATTCATAATCAAGTGCCATTCTCTGCTTAATATCTGCTAGTTCTCTTTCAGCATCTTCATATAATTCTCTACCATTCAATTCAATTCCTCCTGGTAACTTAACTCCTCTAAATTTAATTAGATTTTGACCCCACTGTCTTTTCATAGTAGCGGTTAAGTATTTTTTCAAGAAACTATCATTATAAACATTGGTAAAGGTATTTGGATCCAAAATTCTATAACAATCAATTATTAAAAAGTTTCCTAATTGCTGTGCCCCCCAATCAATATCCAAATACATTCTATTTTGTCTTTTATTAAACCTAATTTGCTTATCTGTTGATAATAGGAAGTCAATGTCCTCAAGATAAGATTTAACCATAGAATATTGCAATAAATCAACAGAATTAAAATAATATAAATCATTCAAAAATAATTGATATTTTATACTGAACATTCCTTGAGAAATTGAACTAGTATCAAACTTAAATACTTTTTCAATTCCGATTACAGAATCTGGAACTTGAATAAAATTTGAAGTTTCGTAAAAATTAGAAGTTATAGTTCCTAATCCACTTATATTTGTTGATGTGCCTGTAGTCGTAACTAATCCAACACCACCTGTTTTTTCGGCAGAACCTCTATCAATATCTGCTTGAGTTAATTGATACTTTAGATACATTCTTTCTACGCCATCAAAGTGCCTCTCCTGGAAGTACTGTAAGGCGTCGTCTACTAAATCATCTATTTGATCGTCGGCAAGGTTAATCTCCAGTACAGGAGCACCTAGGCGTCTTAGGCAATAGTCTATGAGATCTTGTCTACTTGCTGGTTTAGACACTAATACGTTCCTCCATCTATAACACTAGACCAGGTTGGTATTCCTGAATTGTC